AGAAAACAGAAGTGCCACTTGGCACATTGACCCACGATAGATATAAACAATGGTATAGATAACATGACAAATAAAATTGAAACAGTAAAAATTGACGGAATAGACACAGTAGAGTTTTTGTCTAATTTAATGAACGACATCTCTAAAGTAATGCCTGACATCTCGTTTAAACCGCAGAACATTAACACATGGGGAGTTGTCAAAGAGGAATATCCCAATGGGGTTTGTGATGGAATGTATGCTTACCATTCTAGCGATTTGAACAATCACATAGGCATCATTGAGGTGTCAAACTACTACAACAATAACGAAAAGCATAAGCCCAAGTATGGCATCACTAGCATTAACATAGAAGATGGTAGGCACACTTATGGAAGTGAGGGTTCATTCAAATACTCAATCCATAGCAAAAACATTTTGCGGGTGGCAAAGAAGGTGTTTAAACCATTTACATTCGATCAGATCGCAGACAGGGCAAGGCGGAAGTTTAACCAAGAGATATCCTCGATTGACAGTCGTGCCACATGGAATTTACGCAATAACACTTGTCATGATATCGACATTTTCAAAGACTATTTGTTGGAGTTGCATTATTTAGGTATCAAGTTTAAGAATCCAAAGATTGCAAATATGGCTCAATACTTGGCAGACAACCAAGATGAGATCAAAAAGTATCTTAATTACAATCCCGATCACTACTTTGTTTTGGTAAAAGACAATGAGGTGCAATATCGTTTAAACTCTACCAAGGGCGAACAACCATTCAAAGTGCCATCTAAAGATGCCCTACCTGATGACATCAAAGGCAAGTTGTTCGTGCTAGATATCACAGACAAGCAAGAGTTTGTAGAGGACATCGGTTTAAAAGAGAATGATGGTGCGTATTGGATAATTGCTTGAAGTATGGCGAGTGGGTATTGTTTAACGACAATATCCACAAGGTATCTAGGCAGATAGGGGATAGGGTATATCTATACCCTGTCTGTCATTCCTATCCCATAGGGCATAGGTTTAAGTTTTCGGGTGGATTTATCACAGGGGAGAGAGAATGTATTGTCCCCTTTGATAAATGTATTCCCATATCTAAAGAAGTTGCTGATATAATGAGAGGTGTTTAAACGATGCGTGAGGGTGATTTTGTTCTGTATGGCAATGAGTTATGGGTAGTGTGGTTAAAACACGCAGATAATTCTTACCAAATTAAGTCGGTAACACCAAAAAGAACATGGATAGACAATATGCAAGTTGATTCCAAAGATTGCACTATTGTAACCAAAGAAGTTGCAGACATTATGAGAGCAGTTTAAACATGGGTCAAAGCAGTATCAGCATAGAACGCATAGATGATATCATCATGGAGGGTAAAAGCCCGACCATAAGTCGTGATGATTTTAGAATGATGATTGCCGAGGATTTAAACCACCCGCTAGAACAAGTGTGGCGGGTTCGATTCCATGATGATGACACAGTTGCGATGTATAGTTTTGCCATGCCAACCACAGAAAAAAATTTACCCACCAAAGATCGTTTAAACATAGGGGATATGCCTCAATGGGTCAAGGAACGCATATCTGTATTGCAGATATGCGAAACAGGCACGATCTTAGAGGGTGTAGGGCAAAAAGTATCTGAGAGGGTTTACTATGTCATCGAATAAGTATGATGATTTTGGCGAGCTAGTATGGGTTCAACCCCCAAAGCCTAAACGCAAACCAAAAAAATTTACCTATGACACCTTGTTTAAACGACTAGGTGATGCCCTGATGTGATGTTTAAACACAGGGGCAGACCACCGCACAGCGTTTAAACAGGGGGAGGAACAATCTTTTTTTTTAAAATTTGCTATAAAGACTTACCTAGTTTTGAATTTCCTTGACAAATTGACCTTTTTTGTGGTATAATTGTAACAAATTTATAGAAAGTTGTAATATGAAATATATTGGATGTTTGTTAGTGCTTGTCAGTTTATCAGCAATCAATCATGGTGGTGGGGTTACATGGGGTTTGATAGCCATGATAATCATAGGGGTCGTAATGGTTTTTCCAAATTTACTGCAATACCTATTTGAAGGAATGTCTGGTGAAAGAAAATGATTTACTTAGTGATTACCTACAATCGTTGTATGGTGTTGAACCCCTATCTACACAGGAAGAACACCAATTAGCCGAACAAATACAAGCAGGAGACGAGGCTGCCTTAGAAAAGCTTATTACCCACAACCTACGATTTGTTGTTTATGTAGTGCGTAAGATGACTGCTTGGCATCACGGCAAAGTGCCTGTTGAGGATATGTTGGCGATGGGTAACGAGGCTTTGTTTATGGCTGGCAGGAGGTGGCAACCAAAAAACAATGCTAAGTTTGCCACTTTTGCGAAGTCGTTTATCCTCAAAGGGGTTAGACGAGACTTAGACAACACCGCAAACCTTATACGACTACCAATCAACATAATGGAACAGATTAAAAAGCTGAACTATAACAAGCGTAATCTATCCCAAGTGCTTGGTCGTGAACCAAGAATATCTGAGTTGGCTACCGTAATGGGTGTATCTGAGACAAAAATACACCAATTACAAAGCCACATTAACAAAGAACCCATTTCATTAAACAATTTAAAACAAGAAAAGCATACTGAGGAAATCAACGATGAATGAGCAACAAAAAAAGGCATATGCTCGTTTTATAACGGCAAGGGATAAAGTCGGCATAGTAAAACGCAGGGGAAAATGGATACCATTGAAGGATGTGTTGGAATGCGTTGATGTAGTTGGTTTAAACCACCCCTTGTATGTAGAAAATGACGATTGGATTGAGTATAAAGAAGCTTTTGCCGAGTGGTTGCGAGTAGAACCCCCATATAGGGATGAAAATCGTATGCGTATGACAAGAGGGGACTATGGCACACAGGATTCTTGGGAAGATAAGTATAGTGGCGTAACGGACAGCTATTCAAAGCTAAAGGAAAGCAAATGAGCAGGGCTATACCAATTGATGTATACAACAAAGATGGAAATATGCTAAGAATTGAGTTTTATGATGGCAAAGGAGACCATATTATTGACGCTATTTGGGATCCAACGGATGAACAAACCTCTGAAAATCGAATAAAATTTCGCAAATGGGCTTATATGATGTTAAGTAATAAAGGATTTCGTTTATATAACTAAAAGTTATCATTTGTCAGGGTTGTCAGGGTTGTCAGGGTCTAAGTGAAGTCCATTCATAATATTTTATATTTTAAATTTAAAAATCTCAAATAAAGTGATATAGGGGGGTACTACCCATACTACCCTGACAATTTTTTAGCTAAGTGCTTGATTTTATTGAAGCCGTCCAAGACAAAAAATGGAAAAATCATCAAAAATCAAACCCTGACAACCCTGACAACCCTGACAAATTATTTCACAATGTGAAATGACAAAACCTGTATTTGTGCATTAGTATAGACATATGAAAATCATGAACACAAAACCTCACACATTACCAGTCCAATTTGACAACATTCCCATGGAATTGAAGATGATTCCTAGATGGGTTTTATGGCGATATGTAGAGATTGGCGATGAAACCACTAAAAGATGGTCTAAACTACCAACCCAGCCATCGGGTCAATCCGCCTCATCTACCAACCCTAACACATGGGCAGACTTCCTTACAGTCCAAAATGCCTATATCAACCACCCTAACCGCTTTGATGGGGTGGGATTCGTATTTAGCGGGGATGACAACCTAGTGGGCATCGATTTGGATGATTGCTATGATGTCAGTAACCAGAGTTTCACTGATGCTGCACTGCAGCAAATTGCTACATCAGTCCAAGGTTATATGGAAGTGTCCCCATCTGGTACTGGGGTAAAGATATTTACAAGGGCAGATACCCACAATTCCCATGTCGACCACGACAAAGGTTTTGAGTTCTATCCAAAGGGTAGGTATTTTACTGTTACAGGGCATCACATCTCAGGCACAGTCCCAGCCGACCTACAAGACCTAAGTGGCGTTATTCCCGATCGGGAAATTCGCAGAACTGGCGATGCTTTTGCAGACTACACCCCACCAGTAGAAGGCTACGACTTACATAAGGTGGAGACAGAGGTGCTCGCTAACCTTGACCCATCAGAAGGATACACAAACTGGCTCAATGTAGGCTTTGCCTTGCATCACCAGTTCTCAGGCGATATGGAAGCCCTTGAGTTGTGGGATCGCTGGTCGTATGGGGATGGCTCAGTACCTAACTACACACCTAACGCCTGTGATAAAAAGTGGGCAACTTTTAAAGGCTCAGGTGCAACCTTGCGCTCACTCTTGTTTAAGATCAACCAAGTTGAGAGGCAAGAAGCCTTAGCGCGCGGAGAGATCATACTGAACAACGGGGCTATGAACCATGCCCGTACCTTTTTAGACAATCACTTTGTTTGCGAAGAGGGCTACAAGCTAGTCCATTATTCAGACGACTTTTATGCGTATGTCGGTACACATTACGAGATCATTGAAGAGGCAACCATCCGCTCAGAAACCTACAAGTTTTTAGACAAGTGCAAGAAGTCAGGCAAGAAAGGCGAACTTATTCCTTTCAATCCAGCGCCAGCGAGTGTGTCAGGTGCGTTAGATGCGGTTAAGTCTATTGTGCATTTACCTAACCACGCTAACACACGACCACCGATATGGTTTGATTCTTATAAGTTTAACAAGCCCGATGCGTCTAAACTAATTAGCCTAGAAAACGGATTGTTTCACCTGGAAGACCAAGTAATGATCCCCCATTCCTTAGGCTTTTACACACAAAACTCTTTGCCTTTTGCTTATGAGCCAAACGCTAGTTGCCCCGTGTGGAATACATTTTTAAATTCAGTATGGCCTGATGACCAACAATCAAAAGAAGCACTACAAGAAATGTTTGGCTATATTCTTTCAGGTGACACTCGCCAACAGAAATTCTTTAACATTATCGGACCACGTCGCTCAGGCAAAGGCACAATTAACAAAGTGTTAGTTAGTTTACTTGGGCAACATAACACAGTAGCACCTGAATTAGGAGAACTTTGTGATACTTTTGGTTTGCAGCCTTGGCTTGGTAAGCTCCTCGCTTCTTTTACTGACGCAAGAGCACCTGAGCGCAATAGATCTTCTGTTGTATCTCAGCTTCTTCGTATTGTGGGTGGCGACACCATTACTGTTAACCGCAAGAACAAAGAGGCTTGGAACGGCTATTTGCCTACTCGCATTGTTATATATAGTAATGAAGTTCTTCAACTAACTGAAAACTCAAATGCACTTACTGGCCGTATGGTGGTGTTAAAGATGACTAAATCTTTTTACAATAAGGAAGATACTGATCTAGCACATAAATTAACCAATGAGTTGTCAGGTATTTTTAATTGGGCTATGGAAGGACTACAACGCAGAATAGCAAGGGGAGGTTACTTCTTACAGCCTGATAGCGGTAAAGACTTGCTTGAAGTTATGGCAGAGTTGGGCAACCCACTCGGTGCGTTTGTTGATGAAGCCCTTGAGTTTGACCCCGAAGGTACAGTTGGTAAAGACGAGGTGTTTGCTTGCTTTAAACATTGGGCGATTAAAAAGAACATGCCGTTTGGTACAGAGCAATCGTTTAAACGACGTTTTCTTGCATCAACTCAAGAACATATGATAGAATCCGATTTATTAAGAACCAATGGTATTCGTAAACACATTTACCGGGGCGTTAAGCTCAACGAAAAAGCTCAGAAATATGTCAATGAAAATATTATTGATGAAGAAGGCGTTTTTTGAAACGCTTTAACTTTCGTAAACGCATCAAGCGCAACGACTTCACCTCCGTGTTTGGGGGTGCTGGTCGGCGCAGGACATTGTTGCACTTTGCAGGTAAGAAACGTTTTTTAACACGCTGGCGCAAGACCATGATGGCTCAGATCAGACGTGCGCATCAAGGCAAACGCAACAAGGTGTTCGGGACAGTTACCGCGCTGAGGATCCGTAAGGAATACGGCAGACGTAGATCAGTATCATATTTTAGGAGGCGTTATGAGTAGGGACGGGGGCAAGGGCGACAAGAAACGCCCGTTACATGTAACAGAGGAGCAGTTTAATAGCAACTGGGACACCATCTTTAAAAAGCCTGAGCAAAAGTTTTTTGACAAAGCCAGAGACGTGGCCAAAAGACTAGACGAACTCAGAGAGGGCGCACTCAACCCAGCGCTACGAACCTATGACGGGAGGCTAGAATGAAACGCAAGATGATAGACCCACCCACTGGGTGGAAGTATGGCTTTCCCAAAGAGATACCCGAGGACGTTGACGACACACGTCAGTGGCTGATTGATAACGGCTACCCAGAGTCAGAGATTGAGGCACTGGGCGACAGCTTTTTTGTAAGAGGATGGTGGCAAGAATGAACATCCGCTTTTACAAAGCACCATGGTTTAAAGGCGAGCCGCTACAGTGGAACTCACCCCGCTTTAACGGTGGTGATGTATACTATGTGTACCGATTTTTCCCCATACTTTTACAGGTGAGAAGATGAACAGCCAAGAGATTGACGAGATATTGCAGCACCTTGAAAACGCCAAGTATATTGGCGCCAGCAAGGCTGTACAGATCATCCACCAGCTCAACAAGGAGCGATCACGTTTGTCCCAGCGTGTGCTAGACTTAGAACCACAAATTGACAAACTAACTTCGGTAGTAGCGCTACGGGAGATGGAAATAAAGGATTTGAAAATTAAACTACAGATGGAATTTGAATACGCTGAAAGATTATTGAAGGAAAAGAAATGGGAACCATTACAGTAAAGCAGTACCTAGAGATCTTTAAGTTTTCAAGCATTGACGGCCTAAAGCACATGAAGCGAGTCCTATTTATGTCACACGGCACAGAGGACTTAAAGAATCGTTACGAGGCAGTAAGAATAACATTGGGGGAAGTATGAACGCAAATGAACTAGCAGATTTAATTGACACCGGGATATTTCCCGCAGAAGCACTGGAGCTGGCGACTAAGACCTTACGCAAACAGGCCAAGGAGATTGAGAACCTAAACGAGCAGTTTGACAAGGCCGTGGAGTTTTTAACTAGGCTTAACCTAGGCATAAGACAATGACTGACGACATCCAATTTACTATGACGTTTGAGAGCAACAACGACGACGGCTCGGCGAACTACAAGCTTGACCTAAACGAGTACACCACCAGCAAGTTAGTCGAGATTGGTGTGATTGCGTTACTTAAAGAAAACATTGCTCAGGAGAAGGCTAAAAGAGAAGGCCTGTACAATAGAGCTAAAAGCTTTTTAAGAAAGCTGTTTGTTAAAGAGAAGCTACCCGTACCAGTTAAGAAACCACGTCAACGTAAAGGCGTAAAGAAATGACAAAAAGAAAACAACTTAATGTAGAGTTTGTGCCCGGTTGGGCAGACGAGATGGATTTAACTCAAGAAGAGTACAATGCCCTGATAGACGGCATTAAACAACTAGTAGCTACAGGAGAAATTTTTGAAAACGCAACCCCAGTCGATGAGCTCCCTTTTGAAGAGCAAGAAGAGATACTCAACCAAATTAACCGCAAAAACACAAGGCATTAAATCATACTATACTGCTGATACAGGACATTTTGGTATCCCGATTAAAGTATGTTTTAGTGATGCGTCGTTTCAGCAAGCAGTCAGAGATTCTAAAATAACAACCCGCCATACAGCCCTTGATGTCGGACTGGCAGAGTCGCACTTTATTGAACAAGAAGGCACACAGAACGCCATGTTGGCGATTGTGTTTAATTATGAAGACATGGCTAAGTGCGATGCGTTAGAACGTATGGGTGTTATTTACCATGAGGTAAGTCACACAGTAACCCATGTGTTTGAATACATTGGCGAAGACGAAACCAAAATTGGTGATGAGTCACGTTCGTATTTAGGTGAACATATTTTTAAGCAAGTCTTTAGCATTTACGCAACGGAGGAAGATAAGCGTGAACGTATTGGAAAAAGAGATAGAGAAGCATTTAAACAACTTGGTAAAGAAATCAAAGGGGCTAAGTTACAAATGGATCAGCACCGTGACAGGAGTCCCGGATCGGATAGTATTCATAAATCAACAGGTGTTTTTAGTGGAACTGAAGACAGCAACGGGAAAACTGAGTCCTAGACAAGAATTAGTTTTTGATGATTTGGGGGAACAGGGCTTTCCTGTCCATGTGCTCCACAGCAAAGACGATGTTGAAGATTTTATAAATCATGCTATCTCGCAATAACTTACACCAGTATCAATTAGATATAATTGAAAAGGCAAAAACATGCCCCAACATGGGACTATTTTTACCACCCGGATTGGGTAAAACTACTACAACCTTGACTATTATTAAAGAACAGTTTGAGGGAAAGACTTTGATTATTGCCCCCAAACGTGTAGCGGAAACAGTATGGGACACAGAATGTAAAAAATGGGAACACCTACACCAGCTCAAAGTCTCCAAGATAATGGGTAACCCGACACAAAGATTGGCTGGGCTCAATGCTGATGCAGATATTTACCTAATAAATTTAGAAAACTTAGTGTGGCTTACAGAAGCCCAAACTAAGTTAGTGTTCACTAACTTAGTGATTGATGAATCTTCCCGTTTTAAAGACCCAAGCACTAAACGTTTTAAGGCTATAAGAAAGCATTTAAAGGGCTTCTCACGGCGTTTAATCCTCACAGGCACACCTACCCCTCAGGGCATGGCTGATCTCTGGTCACAGGTGGGTATATTGGACCTAGGACAGCGTTTGGAGACTAGCCTGACAGCGTTTAGGGCAAAGTACCTTAAACCGGGTCAAATTAACAGGCACACACATGTTGTGTACAAATGGGAGTTACAAAAAGGTGCAGATCAGGTTATTAAGGATAAGATTTCAGATATATGTTTTAGTCTTAAAGCTGAGGATTATCTACAGCTACCGGCGCTTACAACGCCTCATCACAAAATTGAAATCGACAAAAATGTAAGGAGCCAATATGACCAACTTAAAAAAGATATGGTCGCTGAAATCGGTAAAGAACGCATCACAGCTCCAACAGCAGCGGCACTGGCGAACAAACTCCTCCAATTCACATCGGGCGCCGTTTATAACGAAGATGGAGAAGCGCATGAAGTGCACCGTTCTAAATTGGAATATCTTGAGTCGATCATGGAAGAGTCCTCCTCCCCTACGCTTGTCTTCTATCACTTCAAGCACAGTCTGCAAAGGCTTAGGCTCACTTTCCCGGACGCCGTGGTCTTGGACGATGACAACATTACAGCGTGGTGTCGTGGCGAGATTCGTATGCTACTCGCACACCCACAATCTGGGGGCATCGGGCTTAATCTCCAGTGCAACGCTGGAGAGACAGCACAAACCGTGTGGTACGACTTACCATGGAGCTCAGAGAACTACATCCAGGCCAACGCCAGGGTTTACCGCCAAGGGCAAGAAAAACCGGTTATCATACACCATCTAATAGTGTATAATAGTATTGACGAACAAGTAGTGCGGGTGTTAAATGGTAAAATAAACTTACAAGAAGCATTGCTAGAATCACTTAACATGGATCAAAACAAATGACAGACCAAGAACTACTAGAAATTATTAGAGGAGTTGTTAAAGTAGCTCGTCCTGTAAGTGCTGATGAGATTGTGCTAGATAGTCTTGATGTGTTGTTAAAAGACACAGGACTAGATAGCTTAGACTTTTTAATGGTCGGCGTATTTATGTCAGACATCTATGGTGTATCGGAAGAAGATATTAAAACTATGGAAATGAACGAAACAAGCACCATTCGTGACATGTTTAAATATATGCAAGAGCATGCAACCAAACAACCCGCAAATGTAGGAGAAGCTTTAGCAAGCATCCAATGATTTATTTATCAGACTACCGCACAGTGGCGGCAACCAATACAGACCTTTTAGATGAGCTTGATTATCCGCAACGCATCCATTGGTTCCCAGAACTTTTTGCTCGTAAAGATACAGGATTAGTGTATGTTCCACATAAATTAGCAGAACGTGTGCTTGATGTTGATTTACTACGTTCATTGCGTGAAAGAGAAGGAAAAACAGCATTCATACTGGCATCAGGTAACGCGCATTTTGCTGGCATAAATCCATATGCAATTAAAAAAAGCCGACTAACGTACGACTACAAATTGCTTCCACTTACATTGACCCAAGTGTATGCCGGACGCATAGCACAAATGTGTGGCGCAGATGATTTAGTTTATACAGACGCAAGTGCATGTGCGTCTAGCCTTAAAGTAATGACTGACGTATATGATTTAATAACCTACAAAGGTTTTGATCGTGTTTGTGTACTCGGTGTAGAAGATACTATTAACGATAAAGTGTTACATTTTTTTGGACAATCCGGTGCTTGTCTTACATACGAAAATGAAGAGGCCGGTCTTAAACCATCCGCTTTTGATAAACACAATGGTGGATTTTATGTAGGCCAAGGGGCTGTGTTTGCCGTGTTTGAATCCAGTTCTGTGTTATCAAATATACCAAAAGCCAAATTGTTAGGAGCTGGCGTAGCTAGTGAACAAAGCACTAATGCTATTGGGCAACGTGATGACGGGCAAGGTTTTACACGAGCAGCAGAAAATGCTTTTAACTCAGCTAACATAAGTTCAGGAGACATACAAATTGTTAAAACGCATGGTACAGGCACTAAGTCAAATAACATGGCTGAGAAAGCCGCTTTACAAACGTTGTTTCATACGCCGTTTATTGCGACGTCGTTCAAACAACGCATAGGGCACACTATGGGAGCATCAGGTTTACTTGAAACTTGTTTGTTATTAGACAGTTTAAAATCCGGTATAATACCCGCTATTCCAAACAGAACAGAACATGACCCTGTATTTTTATCAGAACAGTTTACAATGAAACGTTCACCAAAGATTTTAAGTTTAGCAGCAGGCATGGGTAATATTTACGCAGCAGCAATTTTTGACACAAGAGTATGAAAACAAAACATAAAATAAAAGCAATTACTCCAAGATTATCTGATGAAGATCCAGATCCATTAGAACAAGATGATGTAGAAGGTACATCTACACAACTGATAGAAGGCTGGCTACCATGGAACCCGGAAGACATTATAGATATTAGGTATCTTATAGAATACCGCATGCCACTTAAATCCCAAGAAGTTTTATTGGCATTTTTAAACGGTTTGAGTTATAATGACATACAAGTAACTGAAAAGTATTGGCGCTACCATTTTCAAAACGGCATTGAGTTTATCAAGAAAGAACTTAAAATATGAGTCATTTTATTGTCGAACATAAATATAAAGGCAGCTATGTTATGGAAACCATCACTGGTGTGGAGGATATCGACACTGGTAGCTATAAAGATTTATTGGGAATCTGGGTTTGTGACAGCATGGAAGAGTTACAAGTTATGGAAAAAAAACTTAAGGAAATGAGAAATGAACGATCCAGTGAACAAACCTAAACACTACACCAGCCACCCCTCTGGAATTGATTGCATTCAAATTACCGAGCATATGGGGTTTAACCTTGGCAATGCTATTAAGTATATTTGGCGGGCGGATTTAAAAAACGATTCAATGGAAGACCTTAGAAAAGCCGAATGGTATATCCGCAGAGAAATTGAAAAGCGCACACCAACAATGAAATCACAAATACAAAAGGAGTGTGGTAGATGATACTAGAAATAGATGATGACTTTACGGACGAGATTACTATCAGCAATTTAGCCCAAAGCTACGTCAGCATTTCAGGCATGATGAAAAACGGTGACCATTGGCACGAAGATGACGTGGCAGCTTGGAAAGAATTACTGCCGGCCATTAAAATGGTGCTTGCTTGGTACAGTACAGACGCAGACAAAGAGATTAAAAAGGCAAAGAAAGCAAAATGAAAAAATATACGCACTTTGATTTAGAAGATGCCATATACAAGGTATGGCAAACATCCGATGATATTGATCTACTGTTTAAGCATCACGGCGACGCACCAAAACCAATGACAGAAGACGAAGTGGCAAACGCATTGCTCGGCATTAAACAGTTACACGACATGCGATGCCACGCTTTAATGGATATGTCCGCAAGGGTATTTGAATTAAATCAGTATTGCACTGATCCAGATAAGTTAGCAGCAAGAGACGTCCTGTTTGGGGACGTACACGAGTTTTTAAACCCAAAGAAGAAGAAAGGTAGTAAAAAATGACTGAAGAAGTTAAAAACATGTTAGATGATTTTGTAGTAACCTTGGAGTTTCCAGTGAAAGAAATTAACGCACTGTTAAACATTTTGAACACCCCTAACCAAGTGCCAACAACAACTTTTGCGGCGTTCATTAACATGATCCAGCAACAGGCATCACCACAAGTGCAAAAGGCGCAAGAAGGTTTAGATGCAGTAGTAAAGGCAAACAATGAACCTGAAGCAACTGCTTAAGCGAGCAGGTGTAAGCAATAACATCATAGCTGAGGTCGAGCGTAAAGCTAAAATGACCTCAGCGCAGCAAGAGATCGAGCATCAAGAAAAGGCTGCAGCAATGGCCAAGATGATGCTCAATGATGTTATGCCACACCTACATAGCGCAATTAGCAAAACACCCCCATCCAAGCCCAAAAAGACTATTATCATCCCAGATTAGGGCGGATTTAGTTGGTTTTTTGCATTAGTATAAGTAGGACTAGCTGAGAAGCTCTCCTTGGGCTGGGGATTCTCGGCTAATCACATTGGCTGTAAATAAAGCCACAGGATGCCAGCGCGCCTGCATAGAACACTGGCACTTTTTTACACATACACACAGGAGATTTACATGACACCATACGAATTACGCTTTTCAGTATTTAACACCGCTAAAGACTTTTTAGAGCAACAGTATAAGGCCAACCTAGCTGTTTGGGAAGCGCTTGATACAGCAACTAAAAATGCAACAGAATTAGCACCTAAGTTTCCAACAATGGAAGAAATTATTGAAAAGTCCATTGAGATTAACAGATTTGTTAGTGATGCCAATGAGCGTGAGTTAACAAAAGTAGTTAAGCGCGTTACAGGAATGACTGTAGCGTTTTAAGGAACAGCCCCTTTAGCTCATCTGGTAGAGCAACTGATTTGTAATCAGTAGGTGGTCTGTTCGAGTCGGACAAGGGGCACCAAGGGGGATTAGCTCAGCTGGGAGAGCACCTGCTTTGCAAGCAG